GTGTTTGATACGCAGGGATGTTGACGTTGGGGATCAATGGCTGCGCCGGAGATTGTGGCTGCATTATAGGTTGGGCCATACCGCCGGTAACTGTACCGTTTGGTGTTGTTTGAGACTTAGAGCTTTGTGCTAACAGCCTACTAATCATCCCCGGAAAACCACTTCCGGTCGGTTTTGACGGCCCACCCGTCTGCGTAAACTTCATGGTCTTCGGGTTGTAGTCATACTTGTACCCAGAGCTTTGTGGGGATTTTGTTGCGCCGCCACTTCTAAAACGCTCCTCACCAGTATACGTACCTACACCTGCATCGGCAGACGGCGCAATGACGTTAGTGGCTTCCGGCCGCTGCATCATAGGATTAGAGTACAGGGGCGTGTTGATGTTTGCCATGGGGTAACCTGTGTTCATCCCCACCGAATTCATTGCCGACATCTGCTCAACCGGACCCCCTACGGCGTAACCCATCAAACCACCATTTGCTGCATACTCTGGCCCCGGTGCTTCATAAGGAGTAAGCGCGGTGTATTGTGGGTTGAAGTACAAACGCTCGGCGCTGCCGGAATACGGTTCAGAGGCAACACCCGTTGGGTTATATTCAAATTCGTACGGACGGATCAATCCGGGCGACTGTTTACCTTTTTCCTTATCCCGCTGTGAATCGTAATAACCCATGGCTGTACTAGCCAAACCAGCTATACCAGAATAAGGTGCTGCGGCTTCACTTGCCGCATAAAATGCCTTTAAACCCTCAGGGCCAGACAGTGTTGCTTTAGCACCTCGACCAAGCTGTGACATGTAGTCAGAAGCTGAACCTGTATACGTCTGTCTTGCTATAGACGGGTCAGGCGCACCGGGATAAAGTTCAGACCTGACAACACCACGTTCTACAGGCGTTGGGATACGTGATTCTATGGGCGGCATCTGTCTCTGAACGGGAAATGCGCCGCCTATTTCATCTCCACCGGGACCGTAGTATTTGTACCCAGTGAGCGAATCGGTAGATACCCCAGTCGTGCCGGGGGGTGGATTATATGAAAATGAGGGGGCCGGTTTTGGTGGGGTATACGCCCGCATCATCGGTTCGTCAAGATCTATAACTCTTCGAGCCGTTGTGTCGGTGCCTTGTCCGTATTTGGCGTTTAAAAAATCATCTAGCGCGTCAGACGCAGGGGGCGGTGTTGGTGTAGGAACAACAGAAGCCGGTGGCGCGGTGGCGGCAGCAACCGTTTGGTTAAGCGCGGGAGATGTTGCGCCTGTTTGGGACATATACATCGGGTCAAATGCCATCGCTTGACCGGGGGAAGTTATTGATGTTTTGGCCACACCCGCAAGAATGTCATCCGTAAGGGCAAGCGGCTGCGACCCCACGTTGGCAAACATATTATTAGCCGCAGCAGTACTTGTGTTTGCCGCCACCGCAGGGGATAAGCCCGCTTGAGCAGGAGCTACCGCAGAAGCGCCCATAGCACTTAGACCGCCCGCCAGACCAGCGCCACCGTAAGCACCCAGACCAGCCATGATGCCCTTTTTGAGGCTACCAGTAGCAGCGGTGTACCCCGCACCAGTGATCAAGGCTGCGGACATGCCACCCGTAAATGGAGCCAGACCAAAGCCGATGGCCATGGGCAACAAGCTCTTCAGGAACCCCGCTTCAGGCAAGCCCGTTTGTGGATTGATAGAAAGAGAGCCGCCATGCGCCATGGCCAGCGATTGCAGTCCGTTGACCTCACCGGGGGTCATGTGCACAAGGACCTTGTCCTCGCCACGCCCAGCAGATTGAAGGTGGTTGGCTAGAGTGTGGAGGCTCATCGTTACCTCATCCTGAAAAATTTGTCAAAGTTTATCATGCTGGTACCCCACTCACAAACACAATCGAGCCAAGAGCAGACGGGGTGCTAGGTAAATCAGCGGTATTTGGTGGGGTACCAATAGTCTGAGCGGCAGAAGCATGTAGGTAAACCCCATTTCCACCGCCGGAAGTTGCGGCTACGTCAGTTGCCCAGAACAATGCCACCTCATCTCCGCCTGTTACCGTAAAAGTAACACTGGAATACGCAACTAACGCCCCGTCAATTCCACCGTGGCGTTCAGGGATAGAAAAAATGCTGTTTGAACCCGGCACATTTACACCGTTTACCTGCAACCAAACATACAACTCGTGTATCTGAGAGGCCGTGTTAAAGACCTGTAGGCTGTAGTCAATCTTGTAGACGCCCGTGTAGTCCGGTGTGGCGGTGCTGTTTGGATTTAGCGTGAACCCAAGTCCTGAGTCCAACGTATCCCACAACACCTTTGTAGCTACATTATTTGCCGTTGCGTACTGATCGGTTGTGTCCTGCGCTGCGATGTGTGGGAAACTTAAAAACCGACCGCCACTTGCTGCTAATAACTGGCCTGTGACGTTATCAATTGTGTTGAAGTACTGCCGCAGGATGTTATGTGTTGTGTCCGTATACCCACGATCAAACTCAACCGGCGCAAATGGCAGGGCTGGGGCTTTCGTATTATTTAGGTAATTTTCACCCGCCATAGCTAGTTCCTGCCGTCAGGACGAACGTCAATACGAGGCACACCAAGCTGCCACTGCGTACCTACCGAGTTTGACTCCACCTTAAATGCCATCTGCCTGCCGCGTACCCGACTGTAAATAATCTCAGTGAACTGCTGCACGTTGTACGTAGTCTGACCGGCGTAGCTCTGTGCGGAAGTCACGGACGGGTTTGTAGCAACCCCATAGCTTGAGCCGGGGTTTTGTTTTGGACGTACTGTGAACGTCACGAACGGCTTATCTGAGGTTGCGCCTGTGGTGTCGGACCCATCGAACGTAATATCTGGCACCATACGCCACACAAACCCATAGTTGTGCCCGTCATCAATATCGAAATCCGACGACTGGATGTACGCGTTAATGGCACTGGGCGGATTAGTTTCGCCGTTATCTATTGCCGCTTCGTGGAACACCACAATATTTTCAGCAGTTGCCGCCATTGGGAATTGGCGCAGCGGTGAATCCAGCCAAGCAGTACGGTTTAAGGTGCCGTAATACCACACCCGGTCAAGGTAATTGAAGATGACGTAGCGGTCGGTTACCGTTGAGTTCTTCGAGCAATAGAACCACCAGACCTCACTAAAGCCTTCGTTAGTGCCCGCAAAAAACTGCGCTTCTTGTGCTCGATTAATATCGTTAAAAATATACGTACGTACTGAGCAAGGCAACGTCTCAACCCGACCAGCGTACATGTAGAACTTATCAACGCCCATCCAATAAACAACACCCGCCGCCGTAGCGATAGCATTGGGGGAGACAAGCGAGATGTTGTCAGCAAGAAGCGTAAAACCCCACACAAACGGAGGGCCAAGGTACTGCATGGCGTATATAGCGGCGTCTGTCCATACAACAATTTCTTGCCGGGTTTGGATAGCGCCAATAATTTCAGACCCACGTGACAATCTGAAGCTACCTGCTTGATTAGTTATAGCCGGAGTCCAGCCGGTATAGCTTTCCTGTTCAGACCAGCGAATAAGCAGAGGGTCTAGCGGCGTTGTATTGTAGGTGCCGTAATCATCACACCCAAACGCGATAACAATCCGCGTCGAGTCCGACACCATGATCTGGTTGATTTTTGCCGGTACGTCCGTGCCTGAAACAACTGTGCCCCGTGTACCAAACGCAGGTGTTGGGTTAGAGCCGGGCTGCCATAAATACAGCGCACCACCTCGCGGGGAAAATAGCAAATCTTCACCAAAATTAGATTGACTCCAAAGGCGCAACTGCAAACCAAAACCTGTCGAGAAACCTGAGCCCCAGCCAAGTCGGCTCCAAGGGCCAGTGCCCCAGCCTGTACCTATTGTGTAAATATCGAAGCCTGTGTTGATCTGGTAAGCAATAGTCAGCCCAGTCATCGTAGAATCAGACGCTGTTTCGTTTGATACTACAGAAAGCTGCACGGTGTACTGGGTGCCAGATATAACTGAGACAATCTGAAATTCTTGATTCAATACAGCGGCGGTTACGTTGGTGCTTGGTGTGCCCAAGTCTGTAGCGCCCGCCAATGTCACAAAGTCATTCACTTCCAGTGCGCTCGCGCCTGTATCTGTAATCGTCAGGATGTCCGAGCCATTGGTTATATCGAGCGTAATCTCGCCTGTCGGGTTTGTCGTCGTATCGCGTAGCGGAGTGATGTCATAGTATTCGCCACCATCTTCAACGTAAAATTTCAGGTTCGTGCCAACACCCATCAAGTTAAATTGCTTCAACGTCACCCAGTTCCACAATGACCGGCACACACCAAGAAAGGTGTTGTACGACAGCGCAGCCCAGCCGCCTATTTTCTCAGGATAGCCTGAGCGAAAGCGAATTTTGTCCCCGTCAAACCAACCGCCTTCATTGGCAAGTGTGGTTCCTTCGCGATTAACGCCGGGGCGGAACTGTAACTTTTGTAGCATTTCGTGTATACTCCTGCTCAGCTATTAACTAGGAGAGTACTATGTTCATATACATCTGGAAAAAACCAGACGGCGTTCCGTTCTACGTCGGCATGAGTAAATCTATTGGTCGCACCAACCCCCTGAATTCTGGCGGTCGTGGCTGGCTTTGCAAACAAACACTTGCACAAGTCGGTCGCAACAACGTTGTCGTAGAAATTCATAATGCCCCCACAGTGGAAGCCGCGCAGGAACTAGAGCGCGCGTTTATTTTACGATATGGGCGCATACAGCTTGGCACAGGACCATTAACTAATTTAAAAGTTGGTGGGGATGGCCCTCCGGGCATGTCTGCGGAAGGCCGTGCTGCGACTAGCAAACGCATGAAGGAAAACAATCCGGTACACAGACCCGAAGTACGCGCCAAGATAACCGCCAGAATGGCCGACCCTGACATAAAACAGCGGTTTACAGGAGACAACAACCCTGCCAAACGCCCCGAGATACGCGCAAAGCTTAAAGCCAAATGGGAAGACCCCGAATACAAGGAAGCACAACGCAAAGCTCGCACTGGCTTAAAACGGCATACCGATGAGCACAAAGCCAAGTTGCGCGACAAGCTACTTGACCCGACCAACCCCATGCGCGAGTACCACAAGGTTTTGAACAGTGACCCTACAATTAAAGCCAAACGCGCCGCTGCTTTACAAAGCCCAGAAGTACGCGCCCGTATATCTGCTTCGTTAAAAGCAAAATGGGCTGAGCGTAGGGCAGCAAAGTAATGTGACATATTAAGACTTCATAATAAACGCAAGCGCGTAGTACGGAGAAAGATTTGCGTTAGTGCCGGAAGAACCAGCAGAAGCTGTTGTAAACGTGTGATCGTGTGTTCCCGCTGATGCAGTCGTAGTTCTTGAACTGGTAGGATTAAACGTATTTCCGCCATCCCATCCAGCAGCCGTAGCAACGCCAGTAACCAAAAAATTCCCGGCTGAAGCCGCGTGGTTGTGCGACCCGGCTGAGTCCGTTGTTCCTGTGTGCGTATGACTTACAACAATGGCGTCTTTAGAGCCACCGGTCTGCGTCGGAGAACCTGTAATATTAGTTTTGGCTACACCCGCATCATCTGCGTTAGCGCCAATAACGAAACGGTTGCGTAGGTCGGGTGTCCCGCTTGAGCCGTTACAAAGCAGCCAGCCAGACGGGATCGTGGCAATAGTGCCAGACCACATCATAATCATACCCGTTACAAATGCACTAGGAGCACTCCCCCATATCGGAGAGCTACCCGCACCTTGCGAGAGTACAACTTGTCCAGACGTACCGGGAGAACCACCAAGAATAAGATCGTCCAGCAATGTAGTTGTGCCTGTTATGGACGCATTGCCTGTCACAGAAGTATTGCCTGCTACCGAAACGTCCCCACCAAAGCTCATGTTGTTGACCACATGGTTAAACTGGTCAAACACGTTGGTGCCATCGCTACGAACAAGCACCGATTTGCCCGCAGGGATGGCTGTGCCGGAACCTGCTGCGGTGGTGTTGCCCAGTACCGTACTTGCGTAAATGGTGGCAGTAAAGCTCGAAGCGTTTTGGATGACGTAAAGCTTAGTTACCGGGGGTACATAAACGTTAAATGGAGCCCCAGTGGTTGTAGTTAGGCTAACTGCTGCACACCGCGCTTGGTCTGCTGCACCGTTTAGTGCAGTAAGTGCTTGGTTTGCTGAAGTGACTGAAACCGACGCCAAGCCAGAAATAGCGTCCTCAATAATGGTGCCGAGGTTATCGTTGGTGATCGTGCCCCACGTACCGGTCTTTTCACCGTTGGCTATAAGTTCGATTCGTAGATCGGGAGAGTAGGTACTTGGCATCGTATTTCCTTACTTTTGCCTTATGGCGTTGTATTGGTCGTAGCACTGCTTGAGGAGGGCACGGGCTTCGTCGGCTCGGGCAGCTTCCCCCGCAAGAAATTCCCCATCCTCTCTAGAAAGCTCTGCTCCAGTACAGGTGAGGGCGGGGCAGCTAAGGCCGGTGGAACTGGGCACGGTACTGGCGAAGGTGGTGCGACTTGGGCGGTCCCGCAAGCTGTTAGTAATGGCAGCAGCACGAGCGTTAAGATTCCTAATCTCATTGTCTTTTTCCTCACGTAACCGGTCAGCCTGAGTCTGAAGGCTTTGTTCTTTTGCACGGGCATCTTCCTGCGCCTGAGCGTAAGCCTCGTACTGCTTGGTCTTTTCGCTATCCCACTGCTGCTGCACTTTTGCCATGCCCGCAGAATTGCCTTTATAATACCCGCCCACGAACGACCCGGCAATCGCTAAGACGAACCCCACTATTAGCCACGGATTCATTTCTGACCCGGCACTTTCTTGCCTTCGAGCTTCTTGTGGACCTTGATGGTCTTGCAGACCTCCTTCTTGGTCTTCGCGTCAACACGGCAGACCTTCTTCATCTCGCCACCAGCAAACGCAACAAGCGGGATAAATGCCATAAGTGCAATAAGTTTCTTCATTTAAATCTCCGGTTCATGCGCAGGTGGGGGCGCTTTCTTACCATTAACGGATATAACGGGTTCAGCCACAGCTTGTACCTGACGGGGTGCAACAAAGGCAGTGGGGGGCGTAGGGCTTTCCGGGACGTTGTTACTGGCCGCGCCGTTAAGTTTCTCTTGAGTCCTGCCCCAAGCAGTCAGTCCAAGCACCGCGCCCATCGCCATATGGAACAGACCAGCACCTTGCAGCGTCATCGGTTGCCACTGACGGAAAGCATCGTTAGCCGCCTGAGTCTCCCAGAATTGAATCCCTGCCCAGAGAATCGGGGCCAACACGAAGTCAAAAATACATACACCCATGTACATCCAGCCCATAGCGGGACGCCACTTCGTGTTCATCCAGTCGTCTTTAGCCTGTTCGCTCTTTGACTTCTTTTCCACATCAACCTCCCATTACGTGCAGCGCATGGTTGTAGTGCTTGATCCTGTCCTCCAGACCGATGTACCCACCGTTAATCCTGCGAGTTAGTTCTCGTATATCGCCAACATCGGCCCACTTGTTTAGCCCATTCGTCTCCCAGAACCAGCAAGCAGACTGAGCAGCGCCTTCAAATGTGCCCAGATACTCAGGCACGTCGTTGACATCCATCTCAAGCGAGTCAGCAAATGCTTGATAATTATTTTTGCCGGTCAACTGAATCAACCCGCGCCCGCAAAATTTCCACCCCTCTTGACTGGCCTCATCACCATTACCCATACGGTTTGCATACACACGACTTGCAATGTGCATCTGCTTATTCAACCGTGCGCAGTACTCGTTGGCAATAGCATCTGTGGGGAAATACTTAGGAAATACTTTGCGTAGCGTGGCGGGTCTGTAGTTCAGGTTTTCTTTAAGCACCATGAAGTTACCAGACTCGTGGGCACATTGAGCGACGAACGCCGCGATCCGCCGTGGAGTATTGATGTCGTAGTCTGGGAGTAACTGAGATAAAGCCTCATGCCAGTCCGCCACATACGGATTTTTTGGAAGCATCTGCTTTAGTTGCCCAAGTGTCAGCATTACTCACCCTTTAGTTCACGTATAACCTTCATTCGGAGTCCCCTTATCCTGCGGGTCTTTCCTGCCAATTTTCATCTGGTTTTATAGGCCAATTGAGGTTTCCCGCAGTGGGATTTATTGCGATGATCCTAACGGCATTTCTATATTCGTTAAACTCATTTGCATTTGCCAGATAGGGATTACTTTTTAATGGGTCGGATACGTCTGGCAGTGCAGTCCAATCTGTTTGTGACAATAAAGATGTTGCGATTGCTTTGTTATCTTCCGCTGTCGGCGGTGGGGGTGGAGGCGGGTGCTTGTGCTCGTAGTCTTCCACTTCCCATTCCTGAACGCACTCATTCGCCCATGTGGGTAATTCCGTAATATCTTGGTTTGGAGTTCTATCATTAAACTCAATCCAGCCTGATACATCAAACCACTGCAAAGCATGAACGTTTAAAGGAACGGACTGCATACTCAATGGCATATAACAAACTGAATCAACATAAACCGCTTTATCTGCCCGAAGTATTGTTAAACGCATCACATACCCCCAAGTCTTTTTTGTGCGGCAGCTATCAAAATTTGCTGGCTGCTTTCATTTGACTTAACCATTTCATTCCGAAACGATTCAACTGCCGCCCCAGTATGTCGTTGTTGTTGGCTATTTTCTATCAAAAGCATGGGTAACCACGCCATAGAACAAGCCCATTCATCAACTTCTTTGCCGGTGTTAGGGTTTGTACCCCGAACTTGTATAAACCAAGCGCAATCAAGCTGTCGGCAAGGATTAAAGCTGTCTAACGGGCAACCGTTTTTAGGTTCTATCTTCATTGTCAGTTTTTGGTAGCAATGATGGTATCAATGTATTGAACTGCTAAATTAATCGCTGTTCCCGTAAAAGTACCCCCACCATGAGAGTGCGCTCCACCACTACCAGTTGCGGCAGTAGTACTCCTGCCCCTTGTTGATGTGTAGTTAGCACCCGCGCTATATCCGGAAATACCTGACGATGAAGAACCGATTATAAAACTCCCGCCTCCAGTACCGCCGGGGGCGTGGGTGTGACTCGGAATTTGCGTCGCATCTAGTGTTGTGTCACCGGTGGTACCAACTGTTCCAGTCACCGCCTTAGAAGCAAAAGCTGTGGTAAACGCAACTGAGCCACCGGTACCTCCGCCTGTTCCAGAAACAACCCGCAGGGCTTTATCGTTCTGCGTAGTTACTTGAGTCCAACCCGTAGGCGCAGCAGCTTGATAAAATAACATGACTGTACCAGCAGGAACATCACCGCCTGCCGCAGCACTAGTCCACGTTGTACCGTCAGATTTCAGTACGTTACCTGATGTGCCGGGGGCTACAAACTGAACTGCGCTTGTGCCGTTACCCAGAACAACATTGTTCGCCGTCAAAGAAACTTGACCAGTACCACCACTAACTACACCTAAAACAGCAGCAGTATCTGGCACAATATTAGTACCATCAGAATATACCGAACGCTCCGCTGGGTACGTTACAAATACGTCTTTAGTACCCGCAGAAAATGTCGTTTTTGTTGGTGCCCCCGCGCTTGAAGCCAACACTGTGTCCCGAGAGAGTGTTGTACCAGACGCTGTGTATGTACCAATCCCTACTTCCCACTCCGCACTTCCTTGACTTGCGATAGTGTAATAAGTGGTATTGCCATCCCCCACAGCAGAAAAAGACTGAAACCCTGTCACGGCACCAGCAAGCGTAATAGTGCCCGTGCCTGTTGTGGTGGTGGTTTCTTTTACACGATCAGCTAATACCAGAGCCATCTTTGCCTCACACTGTGTCTATTTTTTGCCAGTTGCCCGGAGTATCCGTATCAACAGCACCCCAACTAGGCGTGGTATTACTATTTATGTTTTGCCAGCCGCCGGGTGCATCTGTTTCTACCACCGACCAACCAGAAACAGTGTTGCTATTTATATCCTGCCAGTTTGGTATTTGCCCGTCTTCAATTAACTCCCACAGATAACGCCCAAAAGGCGAATCCAGCAGTCTTACTTGCTCTTGCAGCGACACAATAAAATCCGCGCCTGCTGTTGGGCTATCCAATAACCGCGCTACTTCTGCTTGCGTAACTACAAAATCCGCTTGAACGGATTGAGTATTGCTGAACTCTACCAGTTCATTTAAGAATGAAACAAAACTTGCTTGTACTGTCTGTGCGTTACTTGCTGATAAACTTTCCAGTAGTGAAGCAACAAAAGTTACTTGCGCGGACTGCGCTTCACTTACGTCTACTTCTTCTGCTATAGCACTTATAAAATCAACCTGCGACACTACAGCATCATTAACCTGCCCGCTCTCACCAATATTTGCAACAAAATCTGCTTGTGCAGCCTGCGTAGCACTTACATCTATTTCTTCTGATACCGCGCTTACAAAATCAACCTGCGCTGCTTCCGTACTACTAAACTCGGCATCTTCAGAAACTGCCGCAGTTGCGGTCTGCGCCGCAATAATTATGTCGTTAAACTGTACATCTTCATCTACGTCAGCACTAAAGTCTGTCTGTACGGTTAGTGTGTCGTTAAAATTGCCTTGCTCCGCAACAGCCCCAACAAAATCTGCTTGTGCTGATTCCGTGTTACTTACTTCTATGTTTTCGTTTACCGCACCGTTTGCGGTTTGAACCCCAGAAACAGCGTCGTTAACCTGTACGTCTTCGTCAATATCTACATCCAACACTGCTTGCGAATCAACTGTATCCGATGCATTAATTTCTTCATCTTGTGCTGCTGCAAAACTAGCCTGCACTGATTGTGTTGCCGATGTATCTATTTCTTCTGCTATTAAACCAAAAGCTGTCTGTACGCCAGACACCGTGCTAACCATTTCAACACGATCTTCAACAACACTAATCGTTTGAAACGTCGCAATATTCAGGTCATACGCTTCTATCGTTTCTGCGACATCTGCCTGACTCTGGTTAATACCGTCTGTTGCGGCACTAAAATCAACTTCCTCGCTTATGCTGCCATTAGCTGTTTGTGCGCCAGATACTGATTCAGTAAAGGATGCGGAATCAGATATAGCCCCTACAAAATCTGCTTGTGCCACAAACGTAACACTAAAATCTGTTTCTTCCGTTATCGTAGCAAACGCTGTTTGTAGTCCAGAAACAACATCGTTAAACTGAACATCCTCGCCAATCTGCCCAGTAAATACGGCTTGCGACGCTACTGTTTCGGTAAAACTTGCAGATTCTGCGCTATCGGCAAAAACAAACCGCTCGTCGTCTACAACCGCACTAAAATCAGCCTCTTCAGCTATCGCGGCATTAGCAGTCTGTGTGCCGGATACAACCAAACTGAGCTGTATATCTTCATCAATATCAGCAGCAAAGTCTGCTTGTGCAGCAACTGTTTCAGAAAAATTAACAGCTTCGCTATTTGCCGCAGCCGCTGTAAGCGTGGTTGAAACGGTGTTAGCTACATCAATTTCTTCCGCCCGCGCTGCTATAAACGTACCAACACAACTTTCAGCCGAGGAAAAGTTTATCTCTTCTGAAATATCAGCAAATAAAATTGCGCCACCACCATCTAACAGCGCAGAAAAAGGCGCTTCTGAAAAAGCAGAAAACCCAAACATGCGCCTTTATCCTTTTTACGCAGTAGTCAATTGCGCCTCTTCAAACCAACGAGACTGCACAACACCATTAGTATCAGTCCATGAAATCAGGTAAAAGAAATTACCATCCTCATCCATACGCAAAGCCTCAACTGGACCTTGCGGGACAACAGCGACAAGCTTAACCATGTCGCCTTTTTTAAATGCGGTTGCCATAACTGCTCCTTAATTAAACAGCATCAGCCGAGAAGGTGTATGTGACGTTCAACGTGTCACCGTTTGCCACGGTCTTATCGCCACCAGTAAAGTCGCCTTCTGAGAATAAAATACCCGATGTACCAGACGCCACGTTAGTTAAAAATGCACCGGCAACAACCGTAGTGTTATTGATATTAAACACAGCGGGGCTGCCAGAATTGTCGATAACAGAAGGGTCTGCGGTAGTCGCAGTACCAAACGTCACAGCTTTACGGCTACCAGAGTAATTTGTATCCTCAGTCCAACCGGCGTGAGACGCCAGCGTATCGCCAGCGTTATACGTAGTGCCAGAACCGGGGCCGGTCACCAAACCAAGATACCAAGCAGCGGTATAGCCAGAAGCCTTAAAGTATTTGGTGTTCAGGTCTTGTAGACCTTCGTTCACGACTAAATTGTGGAACTCATCTTCCCACTTCTTTTCGCCATCAGGGCCAAAGCACTCGACTTTAAACACCCCGCCAAAAGCCAGACGTTCCTGTTCTTGCACAGTTTTGCTTACGCCAGCCTGAACATTTTCACCCATTTGCGATTTTGCGATAGGCATGATTACTACTCCTTATGGAAAACGAATTAGCGCCGTCGTTGCCGTATTGGCTGGCATAGTGACGGTATTGCTGGTTGAAGTAAATGTCTTATCTGAACCGAAGTCCAGCACCGCTATTGATTTGTTACCTTGACTTGTGTTGTAAATTAAAGCACCCCGAGCAGTGAAGCTGGCACCGGGCCAAGATACATCGTCAAAATCCACATACACCGTACCGCTTTGCACATCTACAGAGACAATAGCCCCCGTAACAAGCTCCCCGCCAGCCGTGTACCCCGTACCCGATACCTCGTTAGCCGTCGTATATACGGCAGTCGTCGGGCCAACATCAGCAAACGCCGTGTACAGCGCCATACGCAACGTATCCGTGACAATATTCTGCTCCGCTTGCAGCATCTGCTGCTTAAAGCTGTTTGTCAGTCCTTGCTGAATCATGGGTTAACCTTATTGTGCTTACGCACGTTCTCAATCCACGGAATAACTTGTAGATTGGTCGGCACATGCAACCCGGAAATTGTCTTACCTTGAAGCGGCAAAACGTGGTCTACGTGCCAACTAAAACCAAACATATTTGTGCGAATCTTAGCAAGTTTATACGCCTCGCGCATCACCCAAACATCATCTTCCGTAAGCCACTTTGGGGTGCGCTGCATCTTAGCAGCTTGCCTGCGGCGGACATACTCAGCCTGCATGTCTTTTGTTTTCTGCCTGTACGACCGCATAGTAGCTTTACGAACTTCGCGATTTTGATCTACGTACTTTTTGTTGCGCTCCACAATTAATTCTTTATTGCCAGCCTTATACTTTCTTCCATACGCTCTATATCGCTCCGAATTATCCGCCCATACCTTCCTTTTCCTCGCCCGCACACACTCTTTACAGGCAGTGTCAATGCCGTCTTTATAAGTACCGTGCTTACCAAACTCAGTAATAATCTTCTCTACACTGCAAAGACGGCATGTTCGGTTCATTATGGATTAACTTTTATGCTAGCCTGCCCGACCCTATACGCGTCATTGCGCTCAAGGCCCGTACCCAGACGGTTCAATTGAGCCAACGCTTCGTCATATTTGCCTTTATAGACCGCCATCATGTCAGTCTCGCCTTTCAGGAACACATAGGCTTCGAGCATCGCGCCATACAGCAGAACCGGCGAGTAGTTGTCGCCCAGCCACGTGCGTCCATCAGCAGCTACCGTAATCGACTCTGGGTAGGCGTAGTAATGGAGTTCAATGTTGTATACGTCGTCAGGAGTAGGGCCAAGGATAAAGCTTAATTCGTCCGTGATAGTGTTCGATACTACTGTAGGCCCAAACAATGCGTAATACTCAGGTCTGCCTGTATCTGCCGGGTCGGGGTACGCTGCGCGGATGAAGTTCACATCCTTGTTTAGCAGGTAGTCGTAACCGCCATCAGTGACCGCCATAGAAAAAACCGACATAAAGTCGGAGGGGCAGGACAAGTATTTGTTGCCAGCGGTTGTTACGCCTGTGACGTTTTTACGCAACGGGGGAATCTGCACCGTGTTATAGATGCGCTCTTCCGCTTGGGTGATGAACAGGTTGATCTGATTAGTGCCGTTAGATGTGGTCGTGCCTGTACCTGCAACATCCGTCCAAGTATTCGTTGGAAAGTCGTTTTGCAGGTAGTTCTTAACGGCAATAAACAGTTCGTTGTACGTCATGATTAACCCATCGGGCCCCGTGCCATCACGCCTTTAGTGGCCGCGCCAGTGCCACGAATCTTGATACCTGAAGTCTTCGGCTCTGGATACCCACCCTTGCTGATATTACCCACAGAGATGTTCATCTCAGTCATGCATTTGGCACCAGACTCGCCCTTCGACTCTGCCGCTTTAATCTTTTTGCCGTCCATAGTATGTGGCTCCGCGTAAACAGCAGCTTGGCCTACTTCTTTGCCGCCCTGCTTGTGTGAGTATTTAGCCATTATCGGCCCCGGCCAGAGGACTTTTGGTTCGCGACTTTAGCCAAACCACGGCCAAGTTGTTTCATCTGAAGGTTAGTTTTACCGCCCTTAGCCATCTTGTGCATACGGGACTCATGGCCTTTGACCGCTTTCTTGGCGACCTTTTCCATAAGTGGTTTGTCTTGCTTCATATCTGAGTGTTTCATGTCTACTCCTAAGTAATCGTCACAGTGCCCACTACGCCAGCCGATGTCAGGAAGTTGGGCGTTAACCCCGCATCGTTTGCCCTTGACCCACCTACCGGTGCCCAGCCCCACTGGAATACTCGGCTACCACCCGAAGGATCACCAAAGTCCGTATTATCCGTCAGTTGCAGCCCAGTGTAGCCAGCCTGTCTATAGCTCACATCTGGCCGTGGTTCCCGTACAGCTTGCGGGTCATTCACTGGGTAAAGCCCCAACGACAACTGCGGTTGATCCGGTTCCCAACACGTCTGGCATACTTTAATCGAAACCTGCTTGGTTTTGATCGTCAGCTTGCGTAATTCTTTCAGCTTGTACCGGAACCCACAGCGGTCGCATTCCGCAATACTATGCTTACCGCTTGAATATTTGCTTCCCATGCATCACCGATAGAACGTCGTACGCGGCACAAAACGATCCGGCGCTTTCTCCCGGTCTTCCTGTGAAGCCATTTCCCAAGCTTCGCCGTACTCCAGTTTCAACAGATTCATCCGCTCCAACGTGACTTCAGGCAGCTTCAACGCCAATTTGGAAGCCAGCCCAGCAATCAGTGCGTTCTGAAAGCGAAACGGAATCTCTTCCACGTTTGCACCCGTACCAGCATCCACTATGCGCTTGAGCCGCCAGTAAACAAAATAGTAGTAGGGGTTCTGTAAAGTACCCTGATCAGGCGACGGCCATACATTAATCTGAGGGTACGCAGGTGTAGCACCCAGCAAGTCCGTTGTCTGCCCCGAACGGCGGTTTACCCACACCTGAATCGGACGGCCCTGAGCCAGCTTGTTGGGGATCGTAGAATAGGTCGAGACGCTGATCCGACTGATGTTTATATCCGTCTGGTTACCAATCTGTCCGGGATTAGTGCGAATAACATGCTCCAAAAGATCCACGGTATCGTTAGGTAAATCATAGGCCACCTGTCCTTGCACTAATGGAATTTGCCCCTGCTCAACCGTCCACAGATTGATGCCACGATTAGCCCACTCAGAAAGCAGCAGGTTGAGACTACGCCGCGCGGTACGGAAGTCATAGCCAGTACGCAACTCTTTCCCACAACGCTCAAACGCCTCTTCGAATATCTCGTTGAGGGTCGGGTTAAACGTCGATACTGAGGTTGTGACTGCCATTTTTTATATCCCGGTTACCGCGCAGAAGTCATTTCGCTGTCGCCCTTTTTAACAGTCACTTTGTCACCATCGACATGTACCTGCATAGGGTCACGGTCAGCCATCCGATCCAACCGCTCAATTAGCTGTTTCATAATTTCAAACTCGGGCTTCTCTTCCTTCTGGGACGCACCAGCCACACCATTAAGCATGGATATTAGCGCCGTCAAAGATGCGCCAAGCAAACCCATAACCGCCGCCATCTTGCCCTCTTCCAGTACCACGGAAGCGCCTACGCCCATAGCCACAATAACCGTAATGTAGACCAGCCCGTGACGGCCAATTGCTTTTCCTGCGACTTCTTTTGCCGAATCAGGATTAAATTCTTTTTCGTCTGCCATCACCTAAACCCCGCTGTTTTCTTTGCGATGCCTTTGGGTTGTGCCACGAACTGCTTACCTTTTGCTTTCCCTGCCCGCTTTGCCTTCGTCGTGGCGGCATACTCGGCTGGGCTTAGTGCCTTGATTGCCTTTTCCGGGAGGTAACGCTCCCCGGTCTTTGACGACGGCTTTCCGCTTTTGGTTCGCCATTTCTGGTCCCCCCAATTTTTCAGCGACTGTTGCGGGGCTTTCACTTCATCATACCTCGCGTCTTACCGCGCTGCGCTATTCCGTCTGCGCGAGATGAGGCTGACTTTACAGCACCCCCCTTGTTCATTTTTTCTGCGTCTTTAAACCGTACTGCTTTACCTTCTGGCACTTTGCTTCTGGGTACGCGCATGGTAACAACACCCTCACCACCTTTCCATTCCCTGCCAAATTTACCGACTTTATCGCCGCCACTCCACCACTTCTCATCGCCCGCACCGTACTTAGGTTTTGGGTTTCGTTCAAAATACCCAGACTTTTGAGCCGCATCAAACTCGGCTTGTGACATATTCCTGTATGCGTGGGTAATGTCTTTATTGCTGGTTGGCATACGATCACCAAGAAATTTTTCTCCCTTGGTGACAACTTTATTTCTTACAGTAGGACGCAAAGACATTTCTGCGGCGCTTAATGCCCTTTTCCCCAACCCCAAGCCAATTAAATCTTCTGGGCCTACAGGAGATGCTTCTAACGCTTGCTCACGCTCAAGTTGCCGACGGTATGCTGGGTCACGCATATCCCGTGATGGCATATCCATCACTGACCCCCCGTTGTCAAATTTTTTGCGTTTTTTCATTCCACTTTAATCTCTGTACCCGCCGCCAGCGGCCTTGTACTTCTTAGCCACCAACTGCGCCTTGCGGGCTGACCACTGACCTGCACCGGTGCCATGGGTTGCTGCGGACTTCACTTGGCTCACAATCTTCTTACGCAGACCGGGCTTGGTGTAGTTACCAGCAGCATTAACCTTCCCACCTTCTTTGTAGACCGTCACCGGTTCGTTGCCGTCCCGTTTCTTGATCTTTTTGATTTTGGCAGGGTTAATATCCCCCATACCACGCGAGGGCATCATCAGCAGGTTTTCCCGCCTTTTTTCATGCCCTTGCCGCCGGGCATGACAACCATCTTGCCTTTGGTTTTGCCTTTGACAGCAACACCGTCTTTGCTTGGGGCAGCAGTTTTCACAGCGCCCATCTTGCTTGGCATTACACCGCCGCCTTTAGCCATCTTCTTCATACCGCCTCCTGATTTAGTGAACTCTTTTCCCACAGATTGAGGCACACCGGCCTTTTTAGCGAACGCAGGGTTGTGGGCAACCGCCTGCATAAACTTTTCCTGCTTTTTGGATACGGTAGGCATCAGCTACTCCACTTGCCGGAAATAAAACCAGCCAATGCGGATATACCACTCGCCGCGCCCCCCGCCCATATCAATACTTTCCAACCACCCCTCGCTTCCGAAAGGGTCTTGTTGATTTCCTCGATTGACTTGCGAATAGCCGCAACGTCCTCCTTCATGGAGTCCATGTCGTCTTGCAGATGCTTGATGTCATTGGCGTGAGTTGCAAGTTCTCTCGCGGTTTCGATTTCCGGTACGCTCATCTCAGCACTTCCATGCTCTTAAACTTTTATTAATACGACTGTTCGGGTCTTTCGCCGTCTTAGCTGAGGTGAGCTTCTTCTTCATACCCTTCATACGAGCACAAAAAGAATCTCGACGCGACCCACCTTCAGGTTGAGGAGCTTTAAGCCCCGGCTTCCCCGGATTGGCAGCGTTATACGAAGCACGTCCCTTGGCATTTAAGCCACCCTTCTCGGACTTACCTTCTTTGCGTTGCCACGCCGGAGACTTAGCCATAGAACACCACTATCGTTGCATTTGCCAGTGTTGCATGAACATCAATATTGAACTTGATGCCCTCGCCGGGGAACAGAATATGCTCCGAACCCGCTACGGCTGGTGCTGTAAACGAGAACTTTGTGGTGCCGCCAGAACCGCCGTCTTTTAAGACAACCGTACCGCCGGAGGCGTAGCTGACAGTCACCGCTTTTACACGGGTTGCGTCGGCATACACCGTATTAGTCGAGGTTACCTGCGCTGATTTAACGTCTGTTTGCATCGCCATCTTGGCCCTCCGGTTTCTCTAGCTTGGCAATGCAGGCTTTTAACTCTGCGTTTTCTTTTGCCATAGCCGCTGCGATTCCCATGACATGGTCTCTTTGGCTCTCCAAAAGCCCAAGCATGGCTTGGACCTCTGGGTCTTTATGAGTCAACATTAAGCAGCGCGAGTAACCAATTTCCAAACCGGGCTGGTAATTGCCCCCGTCTGAATGTAAAGGTTCGCACCGGTGCTATCAACGTACATGGAGCCGGGACCAGCAAAGTTATCGCCCGTCGTACCATCAACAGGAGCACCCGTAGCAACCATAACCACAACATCATCTTCCATACGGATGTTGGCTTTGGTGTAAGGAATGACGCCAGAAGGGCCGCCACCATCAAGAACGGGGTCTTGCATCTTCAGGTCAATACCGTACTCAAAACCGGAACCACCTGTGGTTTGAGCCATGGCAACACCGAAGGCTGAACGGCAAGTCGTAACTCCAGAGTCACCAGCCATGAACGCCATCACAGCAGCATCGCCAGACAAAGTGTTGGTGTTGATAATACCCATCACACCCGCCATCAAGCCGTTGTTAGCGTAGTTGCCAATTACCGCAAAATTACCAACGACACCAGCCATGTGGTTAAAGTTGGTAGAAGGGACTGTTGCAAACGGAGCGCCGGTTTGGGTGCGGCCAAACATTCCATAAGCCTCGCCGGGAGTCTGATAAGTGCTGGAACCAAAACCAACGGTTGGTTCAACACGAGAGTAAAAACCATAAGCGCCGGTGCCTTGGTTAACTTCAATAACCTCACCAGCATTAACAGTAGTGGGAGTAAGCGGCTGTTGGGAACCTGCGTTGCCGCCCTGATAACCCGCCCGAACTGGGCCAGAAAAAGTAGTACGTGCCATTTGAATTTTTCCTCATGCGGTTAGGTATGTCGATCTGCATGAAGTCAGCCGGGACTGTTCGACACACCGGTATTCCCGGTATTACCGCTTTTATACTAGTTGGGCTGGGGGGTGTCAAGCAACTTATTTGACTTCCGCAGGTTTTCCTCTTGGGTCATTATTTTGAGGTTCGACAAGACATGCAACCCACAGATTGTTTCGCCGTGAAGTGGGTAGTCGTGGTCAACCACGTAACGCACCCCCGTAAGTTGAGTTAGTTCAATTGCTTTTAAGTATAGTTTTCGTATTAGCAACTTTTGCTCAGTTGTGACCCATTTTGGAGTAGCGTTTCGGTGGCGACGTTTACGTGCGCTAGTAAGCGCTTTGTATGTCTCTGGGTTTTGTTCTTTATGTTTTTTCCGATGTTTACGTTTTTCTTCCGTTGGGCGGGCGTTAGCACGGGCTTTGACCGCTTCTTTATTTTTCTCGTAGTAGCGCCGCCCAGCGGCTTTACCTGCTTCTGATTTAGGTTTTTCACTGCGCTTTGCGTTGTCCAGCGCCCAGTCTTCCTTTACACACTCTACACACGCACCTTTAGTTTTACGTAATGCTATGTGGTTACGTTTGCAAGGTTTACCCGTGTAGTAGTACGCAGCACCTGTGGCTTTAGCGGTTGCGCGATCAGTGGGATATTCCAAATAGTCCATTTCATTCTCCTGTTATACGACACGAGTAATGATACATCAGGACTAAAAAAAGAACAAGGGGGCCGAAGCCCCCTTGAAAACCCGCATAAATGCTAGTTTAAGCGCCGATCGAGCCATACATGCCCAGTGGATCGCTCCACCCAAAGCTGTACCTCTCTCTTGCTTTGTACCTCACATTGCCTGTATCGAAGTCACCATCCATATTTGTTGCCATTGGGCTACGAACAAAGTGCTTCATGCCGTTTGGAACATCAGTGGTCAGGAACCAAGCGTTGTTATCGGTCAGCCAGTGGTTGATCGTATAACCTTCTGGGATCGAACCGTTGTTCTTCAGTGCGTTGATGTCGTTGTCAGTGGTGCCGACGCGAAGTTCGGTCTCCAACAGACGAGTCGCAACGAATTGCAGAGCGGAAGGAACGATCAGCTTTTTAGGCTTGGCAGCGATCAGCAGACCACGTTCGTCAGTCCACGCAGCGATTTGAATCACGGCGTTTTCCAGCGAAGTTTCGTTCAGGTCAGCAGGAACAGCAGGAATATTGCTGTTAACACCGCCAGAAACGATAGGGTGGGAGGCCGAGAACAGAGGTACACCATCACCGCCGTAGTACTGCGACGAGTTAGTGAAACCGTTGTTCAGGACGTTTGCTGCCTTGACTTGCTTGGTGTAAGCCATAGCACGAGCCAGACCCTTTGTATAACGAGCCGACAGGCTGTCATACAGGTTATCTTCGATGGCCTCTTCGGTCAGCGAGAAACCCAGAGCGATGGTTTCGTGGTTGTATCGAGCAGTC